GACTCCAGGACGAAACCGTCGCCATCGAGAACGAGATCAACGATCTCCGTTCCGTGACCCCGGCCGACGACGCCGACAAGAAGCGGATCGAGGAGCGGCTCACGGCCCTCTCGAACCGGGCCGGCGAGATCGCCGCCGAGGCGAAGGGCGAGCGGGCCCTCGACGACAAGCTCGCCGCGCTGCGGGCCGTCCGGACCAGCGACTCCGAGCCGAAGAAGCCGGAGATCACGGACCAGGAGACGGACAAGGTCGACATCCGCGCCGGCGTCCGGGCCTTCCGGTCCGTGAAGATCGCCGCGGCGGTCGGCTCCTACCTCTGCGGCCTTTCCGGGTTCTCGAAGCGGGCGATGGGCGAAACGGTCGACGGCTACGGCGACGATTTCGTCGTGACCGAGCTGTACAACGCGATCGTCAACCGGCTCCAGTACCAGTCGGTCGGCCTCCAGCTCGCGAGCATCTTCCGGCCGCAGGGCCAGAAGCTGTCGATCCCGAAGTCGGGCGACGTCACGTTCGGCTTCGCGGCCGAGAACGTGGCGTTCACCGATCAGGATGTCGCGTCGAGCGGCGCCGAGCTGACGCTCTACGAAGGCGGGGCGTCGGTGCCCGTCTCGCGGGCTCTGCTCGAAGATTCCCCGGTGGACGTCGCCGGCCTGCTTGTGGATCGGTTCTCGCACGGCCTCGCCCGCTGGATCGACACGGTCTGGCTGGGCGGGAACACCGCGAACCCCGCGATCACCGGCCTCGCGGCCTCGGTCGTGGCTGGGAACACGATCACGGTGGGCGCCTCGGCCTCCACCACGGCCGCCAATCTGGCCGACGTCGTCGGCAAGGTCGACGAGTCGATCATGGGAAATGGTGCCTGGGTGGTCTCGAAGGCCGGCTGGGTGGACCTCATGAAGCTCTGGGCGTCGCAGCAGACGACGATGGTCGTCGGCGGCGGCCGGATCGTTCCCACCATCATGGGTGCCCCGGTGTACCTCGTGAAGGGTCTCCCGGCGTCGACGCTCGCCCTGTTCGGCGATTTCTCGATGGCGACTGCGGTCGGCATCAAGGACACCGGGCTGGAGATCAACGTCGCCCGCGAGCTGCTCGTCCGCAGCCGGCAAGTTCTCTACGTCGCCTCGACTCGGGTCGGTGTGAGCAACCACGGCCCCGAGTTCGTCGGCCGGCTGGCGAAGGCTTGAACCTGACCGCGTGAGTGCAAACCAGGCCCGGGGGCCGGCAGGGATGCCAGCCCCCGGGCCGCCCCGTATCCGGAGGCCCCATGCAGACCGAGCCCCTCCGCCTGACCAGGAACTACCGCGGCTACCGCCGCGGCGAGGTGATCCAGGCGACGGCCGGGCTGGCGAAGACGCTCGTCGAGGCCGGCGTCGCGGAGCCGGTGAAGGCCGCCCCGCGGATCCCGGGCCTCGATGTCGAGCGGGCGGTCGAGTCGGTCGTGATCGAAACGAGGTGACCCGTGCCGATCCCGGCCCAGCCGAACACCGCCGCGAAGAACCTGATCGTCACGCCGCTCCGCGGCATGGGGTCGGCGAAGGTGGACCTCGTCCGCAACGGCGCGAGCGTTGTCGTGACCGTGACGTTCGTCGCCAGCCTGAGCTACTCCACTTGGACTCCCTACGCCGAGGCGACGGCGGCCGACGCCGGGAAGACGATCGCTATTACCCCGGTAATAACATTCGACGCCGCCGGTCGGTGGGTGGCGACGATGACGTTCGTCCCGGCCACGTTCTACGGGATCTCCGGGCTCGACTTCGACTCCCGCTATGTCTCCTACCCGCGATCGTTCCGGCTCCAATGCTGGCACGAGAAACAGATCGCGGGAAAGGTCTACGCCGACATCTTCCTCGGGGGCACCGTGTCGCTCACGACGGCCCAGCCGAACTACCTCCACTCGGTGACCCAGGCATGAAACCAGACACCCTCCGCGTGATCCAGTGGCCGGTAATCGAGCCCGTGAGCCTCGTCGAGGCGAAGGCCCAGGTCGGCCTGATGCCCGACCAGGCCGACCACGACACGCTCCTCCTGGGGAAGATCGCCGCCGGTCGCAGGCTGATCGAGCGGCGGCTCGGCCAGACGCTCGTCGCGACCCAGTACCGCGCGACCTGGTCGTCGCCCCCGCCGGTCCTGACGCTCCCAGCCCCGCCCCTGCTCATGAATGAGACCTACCCGCTCGCCGTCTCGGTGGACGGCGTGGCCGTGGCGGCCGGCGACCTCGAGGTCGACGCCGACGCGATGCCGGCGACGGTGAAACTCCCGACCGGCGTGGCCGGGAAGGTCGTCGCGACCTACTGGGGGGGCGTGGCCCCGGGGACGCCCGTCGCCCCGCAGCTCCGCGCGGCCCTGCTGATGTACGTCGAGCATCTGTTCAAGAACCGCGGCGTCCTGGCGGAGGACACGGCGGCCGAGCTGCCGCAGGCCTTCGAGGCCCTGCTCGCCAGCGAATCCCACGATGGGGGATGGTGACATGGGTCTCCCGTCCGGACTGCTCCGCGAGGTGTTCGCGATCGAATCGCCGACCGAGACCCGGAACGCCCTCGGCGAGAGCGTCCAGGCGTGGAGCGAGGTCGGCCGCGTTTACGGCTCCTATGAGGCGGTGAGCTACTCGGAGCAGCAGCGGCGCGGCCAGATCGGCGGCTCGACCCAGGCGACCGTCCGGATCCGCTACGTCGAGGGCCTCCGCGGCAACTGGCGGCTGCGGTGGGTGAGCCGCGCGGACCGGGTCCTCTACATCTCCGCGGTCGTCGAGAAGGGCGCCCGCGAGGAACACGAGCTGACCGTCGAGGAACAGGCCACATGATCGCGCTCAACTGGCGGGGTATGTCTGGCGAGGTGGGGGCGATCATGTCCCGCTATGACGAGCTGCCGCGGCACATCGCGAAGAAGCATCTCGGCGCCGCGATGAAACGAGCGCTCAAGACCGGCGTCCCGGTCCTGCGGAAAAACACCCCGAAGCGAAAGAAGACGCTCCGCGCGTCGGCGGTGACCCGCGACACGCGCGGCCGGTTCACGAAGGGCTCCGGCAAGATCCGGAACATCGCCGGAAACCTCCGCCGGGCGGCGACCGTGAATTCCAAGTACATCGGCAAGAACCGCGACGGATTCGTGATCGGCAGGCTGGGCTACAAGTACGGCACCGAGAGCCGGAAGGCGATCTGGCTGGAGTTTGGGACCGCCCAGATCGAGCCGCGAAAGATCATGGAGCGGACCTACGCCCAGGTGAAACAGCCGGCGTCGAAGATGCTCGTCGGCGAGATGAGGAAGGCCCTCGATCGGGCCTGTGTCGAATTGGCCGCCGGGAAGAACCCGGGCGGCGCCCCCGGCTTCCGCCGCAAGAGGTGAACCGATGCCGATCCCCACGAACTATGCCGAGGGCTGGCTCCGCGACGCGATCGAGGACGCGGCCGGGTGCCCGGCCTACCCGCTGGCGGTGCCGGAGGGCGTCCTGCCGCCGTTCGTCATGTACGGCCAGGCAGGGCAGGAGGACCTCCAGACGCTCGACGAGGGATTCGGCTCCTCGACCCTGGTCCAGGGCACGTTTTCCGTGTCGATCTGCGCCGACGGCTACCTCCAGGCGAAGCAGCTCGCCCGGCTGATCCGGGCCGCGCTCCGAAACTTTACCGGCCTCGTCGGCGACTTGAAGATTCACGAGACGACGATCACCGGCCAGCAGGACGGCGACGCGGTGTTCCTCGAAGGCCGCGACGTCCCGACCTACATCGTCGAACAGACCTACGCGATCACCTGGGAGGAGTAAACCATGCCCGATCCCGTGACCTTCATCAGCTCGCAGGGGACGACGTTCTCCTTCGCCGGCGCGACCTTCAAGTGCATCGACATCTCGCACGAGGGCTCGGCCCCGAGCCGCGAGCGGGTCGACCTCTCGACGCTCGACCTTGCCGACGGGAGCGAGAAGGTCTACGCGAATGCCCCGCTCAAGGAGCCTGCGGACCCGCTCAAGTTCACGATTCAATTCCGCGCCCACGGCAGCTCCGACGGGCCGGCCGCTGGCGCCGAGGGCACGCTCACCACGACCGGCGGCAGCGGCACCTACCGCTGCACGGCGTCGAGCATCAGCTGGAAGACCGGCGCGTTCGTCGAGGGCTCGGCCACGTTCGAGCAGGTCCTGAGCTGATCCGGGGGTGATCCGTGCCCCTGCCCCCAAGTTCCCATCCGTGCATCGTCACATTCGCCGGCGTCCAGATCGGCGCGCTGACCGGGTTTGACTCGGAGGCGCAGGCGGGTCAACTCCAGGACGTCACTCACGGCAACAGCCAGGTGGTCGGCTACGGAATGTCCTCGCGGGTCGTCAAGGAATGGGACTGCACCTCGGTCGAATCGGCGACGGCGGCCTTCCAGTTCTGGGGGCCGCCTTCGTTCTCGATCCAGGATGTCGGCATGCGCGGACTGCTCACGTTCTCGGCCCCCGGGAACACTTACTCCGGAGAGGCGATCCTCACCCGCTGGAGTCACTCCGGCAGGAAGGGAGAGTTTTCTTCCGGCTCCTGCTCGTTCCAACTCACAGGGACCTCCTGACATGACGACGATCACGACGTTCGACGATCTCCTCGCGCTCGGGACGCCCGGCGCCCCGATCCCCTACTTCTGCAAGGCGTGGAAGCGGACGGTCCTCCTCAAGGATCCGACGGCCGAGGACCTCGACATCTGGCGGATGTATTGCAACCGGAACAAGGCGGCCGACGCCCCGTTCTCCGCGCGGCTGCTCCAGATCATGCTCGTGAATGAGGCGGGCGAGCCGATCGTCCCGCCGGGCGACGAGGGCCTTGACGCGCTGGCGATGATGCCGGCCGCCGGCGTGGCGGAGGCGGCCGAGGCGGCGATGAAACTGATGGCGGGTCCGACTGAGGACGAGGTCGAGGAACTGGAAAAAAACTCCGACGCCAGCCGCTCGAGCTGATGCTCTACCGGCTGGCCCTGGAGTGCAACGTTTGGAACGTCGAGGAGGAACTGAAACCACGGATCAAGCGGTCACAACTGGCGCGGTGGGCGGCCTACTACCGGGTCGAGCCGTTCGGCAACGAATGGCGGCGGGCCGGGCGGATGACCGCCCTCATTCGGGCGGCGCTCGGCTGCCGCTACGACAAGGGCGATGAGGAGCGGTTCCTCCCGTCCTACCGCGAGGGTGACGAGAACAGGCCGGCGGTGCCCCTCACGGACGAGGAGATCGCGGAGAAGTTGGCCCGGCTCCCCGGGCTCCGGAGGACAGGGACGTCATGGCGGACATCGGCAAGGTACGCGCGGTCTTCACGGCCTCGACGAGCGGGCTCGTCTCGGGCGTGAATCAGGCCGTCGGCAGCATGTCGAAGATGGAGGCCGCCGTCGGCAGTCTCCGGAGCGGGATGACCGCGCTCGTGGCGATCCAGGGGGCGCAATTGTTCGCGTCCGTCGCCGGGGCCGTCTCCCGCGGCGTGTCTTCGATGGTCTCCTACGGGCAGGCCCAGGCGGAGGTAATCGACCAGCAGAGCAAGCTCGCGGCCCGGCTCGGGATGACGCTCGGCGAGTTCTCCGGGCTGGCCCTCGCCGGCGACCTGGCCGGCGTCAGTATGGAGACGATCGCGAAGGCCGCGACGAAGGCCGACATCATGTTCGTCAAGGCGTCGCAGGGCTCGAAGGTGGCCCAGGCGGCCTTCGCCGGGCTCGGCCTTTCCGTGGACCAGCTCGGGGGCATGTCGGCCTCGGAGCGGTTCGACGCGATCGCGGCGGCGATCGCCAAGCTGCCGACCGAGGCCCAGCGGGCGGCGGCGGCCGTCCAGGTCTTCGGCAAGTCGGGCGTCGATCTGCTCCCGCTGTTCTCCCAGGGGGCCGAGGGGATCGCCCAGGCTCGCGAGCAGGCCGAGCGGCTGGGGCTGACGCTGACCAATGCCCAGGGGCAGGACGTCG